TGGTCAAGAATGGAATACATTGGAAACAACGAGCTTCCTTTTGCTGGTATGAACTACACAGCTAAAAGATTCTTAAGTTTCTTAACTTTTGTATTCTCTGGACTAGACACTTCTGGATCAACTGATAGACACACTGTTGCATGGCACAAGTCATCAATGGGTCTAGGTATTGGATCAGAAGTTAGAACAGAAGTAAACTATATACCAGAAAAAGTGGCTCACTTAATGACCTCTTATTTATCAATGGGATCAATTCTAATTGATGATAATGGTATTAGAGTGCAGAAAGCTGCGGAATAGGAGGTAGATATGGCATATGAAACTTCAAATCCCGTAAAGAAAATTTCTCAAATGGGAGACACTAACTCTATGTGGTATTACACTGATGGAGATGCGATAGGTACTATTGATGACAATGAGTACTTTTTAGCTTCTCAAGCTGACTTAACAGCTGGAGATGTTATTATTGTAAACAGTGGTGGCTCAAATGGTGTAGTAGATATGTTAATTGTAACAACTTCTACTTCAACTCAAGTGAGAACAGCTTTATTATCATAACATTAACGAGGGGGATTACTCCCCCTCTTTTTTAGGGGTATTATGAAACAACAAATAATGGCAGATGGTAGAGTAGCTATAAATTTAGCTGGATATTCTATCTTTGCAGAAAAAAAATTAAGTTTAGATCAGTTACAAGATGTAACAAAAAATCTTAATGAATTAAATGCCCTAGTAGAAAAATCAGATAAAGATAAATTAGATGAAGAAGAAAGAAAAAGACTTAGAGCTATTGCTATGTATTTAGTAATATTACAGGTAAAAAAGTTTCTATGATGATACCAGGTGGTAAAAAATAATGGCAGTAACAAAAATAGATATAGCTTCAAGAGCATTAATAATGATCGGATCTAATCCGATTTCGTCATTTACAGACGATACTACAGAAGCATTAGTAACAAATAATATTTATGAAGAAATTATAGAATCTACTTTATGTAGAGCAAGATGGAGATTTGCTACAGAACAACAACAACTATCTTTATTAGCAAATGCTCCTACTGGTAGATATGAATATGCATATCAAATACCTACAAGTCCACAATGTTTACAAATAATATCAATAACTGAAAATGATATAAATATACAATATGCAAGATATGGAGATAAAATATTTGTAGATGGACATGGTAGTCAAAGTAAATTAATTATGGATTACATCTTTAGACAAGATGAAAGTGAGTTTCCACCCTACTTTAGATTAGCAGTAGAATATAAACTTGCAAGTGTATTTGCTGGAGCTATAGCAAGAGATTCAGCTATGGTTAGAGAGTTTGATAACTTAGCAGAAAGACAAATACTTATAGCAAGAAATACTGAATCAGCAGAAACTACAACTAAAAAACTAGCAACTGACAGATTCATAAATGAGAGAAGAAGTAGTCGTAGTGGCTTAGTGGTAGGATAATGCCTAGAAAGGTTAGACAAGTCTTTACTAACTTTTCTTCTGGAGAGTTAAACAATCTTTTAAATGCTCGTACAGATGCTAAAGCATATTTTGAGGGAGCAAAACAATGTCGTAATTGGTATTTGTTAGATGAGGGTGGTCTTATGCGTAGACCAGCTACAGAATACAAAGCTACATTACCAGCACAATCAAGACTAATACCTTTTATATTTTCTAATGATGAAACTGCTTTGTTTGCATTTAGTAATAATAGACTAGATGTATACAGCTCTACTGGATCTGTAGTCCAGGCTAACATAACTTCTAATTGTAACTGGAGTACAGCTCAGTTATTTGAACTAAACTTTGCACAGTTTGGAGATACAGTATTTATTACACATAGAAATAATCCTATAAGAAAAATAGTTAGAGCTTCTGCATCATCTTTTTCTGTTTCTGCTTTTGAGTTTGAACTAGATGATACAGTTACAACAAATGGTGTAAGTAAAACTACAGCTCCTTTTCATAGATATGCAGATCCTGGTGTTACAATTACTCCATCAGCTACAAGTGGTAATAGTGTTACCTTAACAGCTTCTGCTAATTTATTTACATCAGATCATGTTGGTGTATATTTTGAAATAGGAACTACACCTAAACAAGTTAAGATTACAGGATTTACAAGTGCAACAGAAGTAACTTGTCAAGTTATAGAAACACTTGCAAATACAAATGCAGAATCAGATCATACAGAAGAACTTATATCTGCTGAAAGAGGATTTCCACAAGCTGTATCATTCCATGATAATAGACTATGGTTTGGTGGTGTAAGAGATAAACCATCAGCTGTTGTTGCAAGTCAGATAGCTGGATATTTTAATTTTGCTTTAGGAACTGGTTTAGCAAATGAAGCAATCAATGTTGCTATTACAGGCGATAGAGTAAATGAGATTAGACATTTTGTATCTTCAAGAAACTTACAAATATTTACAGATGGATCAGAATATTTTATTCCAGTATCATCTCAATCTGCTGCTATAACTCCTAGCAGTATAGCTTTTTTAAGACAAACACCATATGGTTGTAATAGAGCTAGTCCTGTACCTTTTGATGGAGCAACTTTATTTACCCAAAAAAATGGTAAAGCAATTAGAGAGTATATTTTTTCTGATGTTGAACAAGCATATAGATCTACAGCTGTTTCGGTCTTAGCTTCACATCTTATTGATACACCAAAACAACACGCTATGATTACAGGTAATGCAGAAAAACCAGAACAGTTTGCATTTTTCTTAAATAGTGGATCTACACATGAGGGTAAACTTGCAGTATTTCATAGTGTAAGAAATGAAAAGATTGCTGGTTGGACAATGTATGAAACACAAACAGGAGATAAGTTTGATAGTATAACTGCTATAAATGAAAACTTATATGTATCTGTAAAAAGAACTGTACCATCTGGAACAATATATACATTAGAAAAGTTTGCAGATACTGATGCAATTACTTTAGATTGTTCTACAACAACAACTGTATTTCAAAAAGGTACACCATTAGTAAATGGAGCTAGTCAAACAGGAACTACAATAAATGTAGATGGTTTTACTACTACTCCACAAGTACAAGAATCTTTTACTATTGCTGGTGTTACTGGCACATATACAATTACAGCTGTAACTAATACAGCTTCTGGACAGCTTCTTACATTAGATACAGCTCTAGCATCATCTCCATCAGATAATGCTGCACTAACTATTGTAAATGGATTTTTACATACAGTAAATGCTGTTTACGAAAATACAGATAAAGTATTTGCAGTATTTGGTAATGGATCTTTAGGAGAGTTTACAGTAGATTCTAATAGCAGAATAACACTTACATCAGCTCCTTTTCCTACTGGTGTTCGTGTAGGATTTAATTTTACACCTATATTAGAAACTATGCCAATAGATAAAGAGATAGATACTGGTCCATTAACTGGTCAGCCAAAAAGAGTAAACAAAGCTATTGTAGATATATCTTCTGGATTAGATGTTACATTGAAAGCTCAAGATCTATCTGCAAAAGAATTAGTTATACAACAAGTAAACTTTACAGCTGGTACAGATATTACACCAGTAACTGATAAAAAAGAATTTAATTTCTTGGGATATAGTAAAAGTCCTACTATAACTATATCTCAAAATGATCCCTTACCACTTAAGGTATTGGGTGTAGCTATGGAGATACAGTTCGCATAATGGGTTTAAGTGCATCAACATTATTTCTAATGAGTACAGCTGCTACCACTATTGGTACAATTTCTAGTGTAAGAGCGCAACGAGCTGCGATTGCTAGAGAAAATTATAGATTAGAAACTGAAAGAAGATTAGCAGAAGTACAAGCATTAGAAGAAGAAAACGCAAGAACAGAAGTAGGATTACAAGAATTAGCTAATAACTTAGCATATCAATCTACTGCTGGATATTTAGATAACAGCATGAGTTTTATAAATATAAACAGACAAGTTAAGAAAAATACAGAAAAAGATATAGCTAATATTAGACTTATGGGTAAATCAACACAAAATAAATTTCAACAAAGATTATTTGAAAATGAATATCAATCTCAACAATTATTGTTTGGAGGATATACAAGTGCTGCAGCATCACTTACAAGTGGTTTTGCAAGAAGTAAATACTACAAACAAGGAACTATTACATAATGGCATTAACACCTGGTAAAAAAAGAGTAAGCACAACTGGTAGCTCAGTATCACAACTATCTGGAAGAATGGGTGTTGTTAGAGCTACGACAGCTGATTGGGTAGCTACAGCTTCTGAGGCATTAGGAGATAGTCTTAATGAAATGGGCAAAATGGCTGCTTTGCAAGAAGAACAAAAATATAAATCTAAATTTACAATAGATGCAATAAACTTTTTTAACAAAGCTAAAAATGACAACATGAAAAGCACTGAGGGTTTTTATAATGTTGTAGATAGTTATATTGAAACTACTGTTAAAAATGCTCCTTTTAGATTTAAGTCATATGCAGAACAATATCTATCAAGTTTAGCTGCAAGTAAAGGACAAGAAATACATAATAATGTTAGATCAATAAATGAAAATGATAACGTACTTTCATGGACACAATCTAGTGATAAAAATATAGATGATCTTATGCAAACTATTCGAGGTTTTACTGTTGAAAACTTTG